TGCGTCCTGCTTGGCGGTGCTTTTTGGATCAGTCTCACTGACACTCTCGACAAGCAACAGCGTCAACACTGCGAGCAAGGCTGGCAAGCCGCCTGCGAAAAGCTGAAGTAAATGGGCCGTGGGATCTATTGGAGCTATACGCCGCACGAAAACATCGCTGCGGCTAAGGCGAGAGCCAAAGCAGCTCTCAATGAGAAAAACCCACGCCTTACTGCCCTAGAAAGAGCTTTCTACAACGCCTTGAAAAAACAAGATGCCAAGTAGTTTCACCTTCCGCGTTCTTGGCACTCCTGTGCCTCAAGGTTCTGTGAAAGCCTATGGCAGTCGAGTTGTTGCCAACAACCGAGAAGCCCTCGGTAGTTGGCGCACTGATGTTGCATCTGCAGCACATCGAGCAAGGCCAGACGACTGGAACAAATCAGCTGCAGTTTCACTGCGCTGTGAGTTTGTTTTTCCTCGTCCAAAGTCTCATTACGGCACTGGTGGCAACGCCGGTAAGCTCAAAGCTTCTGCGCCTGAGCATCACACAAAAACCCCGGACCTCGACAAACTAACCCGCGCAATCGGGGACAGCTTGGGAGAGGCCGTTGCCCAAGTTCTGCTGGCAAATGATGCCAGCATCGTTTCAATTCACGCAATCAAAAGGTATCAAACAGATGACTTCCTCGGTGCCATCATCACCGTCACAGCTCTTGATTGAAGCCTTGGTGCAGTTTCACAAAACTGTTCCAGCAATCAGCAAGACAGCAAATGCGCAGTACGGCAAGTTTGCTGACCTTGAGACTGTGCTTTCAACTGTCACGCCTCATCTCATCAAAAACGGTCTTGTGATCTCACAGACGTTTGAGCCAAGTGAAGGCGTTGACCCGATCCTGGTGACTCGCCTGCTGCATGTCAGTGGCGCTGAGCTTGTGAGCCGACTGCCGATGATTATTGGCAAGGGCAGGAACCCGCTTCATGACTTCGGTGGCTCCTGTACTTACAGCCGGCGCTACGCCTTATTGGCTTTGCTGGGCCTAACGGCTGACATGGACATGGATGGTGATTTTGCTGATGACAAGCCAGCAGCAAAACTGCAAACCCAGCAAACGCCAAAAAAGGGGCCGGCGGTTGAGGGTGTCGCCAAAGACGATCAGCCGCTGACAACAGAAGAGCGCAACATGCTCGTGGGTCTTATCGGCGAAATGAGCCCTGGCAAGCGCGAGGACTTCTGCAAGTCGTTCCGCTTTGCGTTCAAGCTTGGTGACAACGCTAAGGTCGCTCCTGCAATCACTAGCCGCAAACATCAGGTTTGGATTCAGGAAAATGCCTGAGGACGACAAGAAACGCGAGCAGCAAGCCAAGTCAGACGAAAAGCGCCGATCTGGCCACTTTCAGGTTCGCCTTGACAAGCAACTGTCTGCACAGCTTCAGCACTATGCAGAGCAACGCCATCACGGCGTAATCAACTCTGCCCTTCAAACCATCATCTCTAAATTCTTCAACTGACTCATGTCTGACTTCAGCATCAACTTCGTTCAGTTCACCACTAAAGAAGAGAACAAGAGAACTGAGAAGAGCCCTGACGTGACCGGAAACATTGAGGTTCCGGCTGAGGAGGTCAATGCTCTAATTTCCTACCTGCAAAACGCTGAGCGCGTGCTTGATTGGCAGGACAAGGAAGTGGTCAAGATCAGCCTTGCTGGTTGGAATCGCGAGATCAAGCAAGGCAAGAACCAAGGCGACCCTTTCTTGTCTGGGAAGCTGTCCTCCCCTTGGGTGCCCCAGGACAAGCCCGCAGCGGCCAAGCCTGTCATTGACTTCTAAGCTTGTGACGAACGAGAGACTAGGAGCGCGGCGGCGCTCCTTTTTTATGAAGCCAACCATCAAGCAGGTCAGCAAGGACGGGTTGATGCTTTGGGAGGTGAGTCATGGCGGGATGACTCGTTATTTCAAATATGACTGGCAGGCCAACTTTCACTACGAGGCGGCCGTCAGGCTTTACAGGTCAAGGCTGACCGGCAAGCACGGCTAACCACTTGCACATGGTATGCCAACTGTGTATATTGGAGGTGTTCAGGGGGAGACCCCACACCGGAAAGCACCATGACCCTCTTCCAGACTCACAAGCTGATCAAGATCGACGGCCGCGAAGATTTCTGGATGCCCCACGGCCCAGCGTTTTTCACCAAGGCCGAAGCCGATCAGTTCCACGCCGATAACTTCACCGGCGAGCAGTTCCAAGTCTTTGAGACTGCGCCCCTTGGCTGTTAATCCACTAGCCCCCGCAAGGGGGCTTTTTTAATTCAATCCCAGCAGGCCAGCTTGGCGTCAAGCTCACCGATTCTGGTGCACGCTTGCGCCAAGAGCTTCTGCTGATGCCAGCTCTGCCGGACAAGGCCAACGCACAGCTCCTTTAACGCTTCCTCATCAGTGCAGGCGTGAACCTCTCTAACGCTGCGTTCTACCTCCAGCTCCTCTTCAAGGCTTTGGTTGATGACCATCCAGTCAGCCCATCCCATCGCCTTGAAGATTCTTATCAAGTCATGCCACAGACGGCATCACTGTCAAGTGGTTGTTGTAATGGCCTGTCTCGCGATAGCTGCGCAAAGGCACATTTGACATCTCGTGAAAGATGACCTGCCCAATGCGTTTTCCAGGGTGAAGCCCCAGCGCATGATGCAAGCGCAAGTTTTTCAATTCAAGTGTCAGGCGAGATGAATTGAAGCCCGGATCTATCCAGGCGGCGAGAGCGTGTTGGAATCCCTCCCTCGCGCGACTTGATTTCAGCTTGAACTCGCAGCTGATGTCGTCAGGGATGTTGAACAGTTCAACTGTTTCAGCCAGGCAAAACTCACCGGGCTGAAGCATGAATGGATCGTCCTCTGTCTTGTCTGAGATGTTGATGCGCACCAGCTCAGGGCTGTAAATGCTCTCCACCATCAAATAAGAACCCAGACGCACGTCGATGCTCGCCGGGTTGACCATGCTCGGATCGAATGGCTGGATCATGTGGCTTTTTTGGCACCTTGCCTTGATCTCCCAGTCACACAGAACCGACATTCGCTGCTTTTAAGTGCAACCTATTGTGCCTCGACAAATATGGCCCAGCCGCTTTTGGGACCGTTGGCTTGCCAACGTTGATGAAATGCAGCTTGCCGCACGCTGACGCGATAACCAGAGAGTGCCGGATTGTGAGTGCCTCTTTCAATATCTGGCAGGCCAAGCGGGTCTGACATCAGCCAGCTCGGGTCGTTGCTGTATCGGCCGCTGTAGCCGTGGATCACAGACCAATGTCCACAAGCTTCACTCCCACACATTGGAGGTTCTCCGCGCAGCATGTCACCTCGGTGGTACCAACCGACCATCGGAGCGATCCCAGAGTCGATGGCCTCCATCAAGTCTTCTGCATCAGCATTGTCAACAAAACGAACCCGCAACCCCAGGCTCGTCAGTGCTTTGACGTGAGCGTAAACAGAAGTGGTGTCGCCATATTTACGCCTCACCTCTTCGTACTGTTCCTGTGAGGTCACAACCTTTGCGTGCGCCGCAACCATTGCCGCAGCCGAGGTGAAGCATTTGCGCTCGCCGCCAGGTAAGTCGAGTTGTCGGAAATAGCGAGGCAAGTACACCTCTTGGTCAATGCCACTCGCCTTCCAAGCTTGAAACCATTCAGCGTCTTCGTCGAGCAAATGCTTGGGCATGGCTTCCTCTAGCTGCTTGATAGCAGCCATGCGGTGCGGCACATCCGGTTTGTACCATTCAAAAAATGGAAGTAGCGACAGCACGGACGTGACCGCTAAAGCTGGCCTGATCTTGCTTGATCGCAACTGGCTACGCCAGAGCTGTATCCAGCGATGAAAACGATCGTTGAAGTGCAGAGCAGCAGCGTGACCGCGCCGCCTGCAATGAACCAACCAGTTGCTGAAAACGCGGATAGCTTCACTTCTCAACACGAGTGTCAGGCAGAAGCATTTCACGCACATGCTTGACCGCCAAGTCATCCAGATCGTTATCAGTGCGTGCAACGATCTTCTCTAGCATCGCCACAATCAATTCCTTGAACGCTCTTGATTTCCACATGGTCATCAAGATCGGTTTGAGAATTAAAAGCATGGGATTGCTTTGAACTTCACCAATACCTTAGTTCCGATTGCTGTGGCCTTCCAATCGAGCCACTGACTGCTCAAGATTTGCCAGTCGCGCAAAAATCTCTTGGTCGCGAGTCCTGATGTCTGCATGGAGAACATCAAGCCGACTGGCTAAGTTGTCGACGGCGGTGGTTAGTCGTATTAACGAGTCTCTCCCTTGCTGGCTTTGACGGCTCATGCCGGTCAGCCCAGCAGACGCAACGCCGACAGACGCCCCAGCGACAGCAGCCCAGACTTCAACCACCATCTGACCCTTAGCGTCAAACCATCATGGCAGAAACCAAGGAAGCGCAAGGCCAAGAACAAGAGGACCAGGGCCATGGCTGGCTTGGCGATCTTGTCCGCATCACAATCATGCTCTGGGCCATGGGCATCATCACGGCCAACTATTTGGGTTACTTCAAAGGGTCCATTGATGTGACTTTCTCGGCTTCGCTGCTCGCCTCGACCGCTAGCACCTATGGCTTGACAATGAATAGAACAGGGAAGAAGAAAGAAGAGAAGAACGTTATCGTTGAGAAAGATTCCAAAGCTGGCATCAAATGACCCGCAC